GTGTCAACTGGAATTACCACCTTCCATCAGGACACGGCGACCCACTCCGCATCCGCGTCACGAGCCCGCCGTTGAACCGCTGGCCGAGCAACTCGACAACTTCTTGCTCATTCTTCCCGCACCCGCAGGCCCTGTGAGTGCATCTCCCGCCGGCTCGCTCGTGAGGCCGGAATAGCTCGCAGGCCAGGCAGGCCGCGGCAACGGATAGAATCTCGGGGTCAGTGCGTTTCCTGCCAAGGCACACGACCTTTCGAACGATTCTAGGGACCGGCTTCGATTGAGAAATTGTCGTACTCCCCGACGACAGCCGGCAGTGAGAACGGGTCAGTGGATGACTTATTCATCATTCCGTACTGGCAAGCCGCTGTCGTGAAATCCGCGCCAGTCAATTCGACTCCGAGCAGTAGGTTTTCGTTGACGTAATAGCACGCCAGAATTCCGCCGTCGATGGCGAAAAGATGGATCGTGAGCTTGTCCCCGTCAGTCGGATTCACATCCTCGAAATGCGTTACGTCCCCGTTGGCTCGCACCGTGTAGCGAGTGTTATCCCAGTCCGCGGTGATCGAATGGCTCGTTGCCGGCGAAGTTCCAGCAGACTCCCAGTGTACCCAGTACAACGCCGAGAACGTGCATTCAGCTGGTTGATAAATCTGCACTTCCAATATCGCGTAAAACCCCGTCATCGACGTCACGGTGAACGATCGATACATGCGGAAAATCGTTCCGCCAAATCCGGTGTCCCAGCTAAGAAATCCATGGCCTCCGGACACAGACAGCGACGCGTCCGACGTGAATGTCCAACCGCCGGACAGTGATGAAAAATCATCGGCGAACTCGGTGCCGTCCGGGGCGTCGTACACTCCGCACTCGACTACGACTACGGCTCCGCAGCATGAGCACCCCGGAACGTGTTTCTTTTTTATGCCCATGTCACGAGCAGAACTGGGTGTGTAGGATCAGCCGACCACTAATTGCGTCCCGACCACAGACGCAAAACCTGTCCGTTGTCGCAATTGACGGCGCGACACTGTACACCGTCTCGTCAAACCCAGAATCGAACACGCCGGTTGAGCTGGCGGAGTACACGTTAAGAGTTCCGGAATTGGCAGTGATCGGAATCAGTGCCGTGGAGGCCGCGATGGGGCTATCCAGCACTCCGAACACTTGCTGGGACGCTGATAAAAGGTTCTTAGGCGAGTGCTGTTGAACTGGATTAAAGCCGGCCTCGACTTGCTCCAATATCCTCCGAAGCCTTGCAACCTGAGCGGCGTCCAGTGCGAATAGATCGTCGGCCATGTCACGCCTCAAAGATAATCACATCAACTTGCAGCGTTCCGCTGGCGGCCTTGTAGCGAACCACGTCGGCAGTGCTTCCGAAGTTCACGATCGCAAACTGCTTCGGCTTTAGTTGCCAGAAATCAGGCAGTCCGTTCGTACTGCTCTTGATTCCCCAGTTCAGCGTTTTTCCTGTTGTCGTCGATTCCAGGTTGTGAAGAAACATCAACCCCTGATTTCCGATGCCAGTGATCGTCAAATCAGTTTCGGCAGTTGTCGCGGTGATTGCCGTATTGAAAACACCTTTCGATGCTTGCGGCAAATTGATCGTCCCTGGATTGTACTGCCGTTTGAGAGTTCCGTTTTCATACACGATGCTGTTCGTGATTCGCAATTCGTTTGCCATGATAAATCAAAATAGCTGGAGTGGTGTGAATGGAATCTCGCGGTAAAAACGAATGCGAGTGAATGTGTCGACGCCGGTTGTGTTCAGGTCGCCATTTGTTGTGAGCGGTCCAAGTCGTACCTCTCCTGATAAGAGCTTCTTTACACTCGGCAGGATCGTTGTTCCCCAAACGCTAGTTGGCTTACCGCCAGGCCAGTAATAATGTCCTTCATTTTTTCTCTGGATGTCCCATGTCTCGAACCTGAAAACAAGCGAATACGATAGCTCGAAATAGAACTGGACATTCGGGTTGAACTTGCGCACCGCGGTAACTGGCTTCAGTCGATATTGTCTTGGTGTCGCTCCGTCGAAATTATCTGAGTTGACGCAATTTGCGAGGATCATCAATGCGTAGCGGTTGATTGTCTGTACGTTTTTCCGAACATGCATAACCGGGTCCGCGTAATCCGCTTCTGGCTGCGGGTCGAACAACTCGCCGTTCGGTGCGTACAACCCAGCTTCCCAACCACCATCAGATGGCGGTCCTATTGGATCGTTAAATATTCCCGGGATAGCGATGCGACGTTCCTCGAAGCCAAACGTTATGTCAGGCGGTTCGAGTAGCGGATTGTCAATTGCCGTAGGCTCATCCTGACCGGTATCCGTCGAATACTTGACAGCCACCTCCCACTCATCAACAGCCAACTGGGTAGCGACTTTCTCAACTACAACCGCGGAATTGTCCGAGTCGTTGCCTGCGACGTATATCGCCCCAATTGCTGGAATTCCGAAAGCCGTGCGGACGATCGCCGGTCCATCCTGCTTGTCGTCCGTGTGTACCTTGTAGATGACGGTGTATTCTTTTTTGTCGAGGTCGATCGTTCCCTCTCGACCTTCTGCGGATATTCCACGAACTGATGCGGTCATAGCGGCGCCTTCCCGAGAACAACCGGACGCTGCCGTCTAAGGTACGCTAGGTGTGCCTCCATCTTCTTTTGCAACTCGATCTGCTGCTTACTGCCGCCTACCACTTGATTCAGTTCGCCACGCCCCATTGCCGTGGCACTTCCTGGGAGCTGCATCTGGACGGCGCGCATCTGCTCGGCCGGACTGATCTGCGACGCCAGCGATCCAGTGCCGGCAAGTCGCCTATCGGCTTCCGCGAGGTTCTTGCTCCACCAGTCGGACACCGATGCCGACTGGCTTATTCCTCCACCCATCAACGCCTGCGCCGCACGAATCGCGTTCGTGTCGATTCCAGCCATTCCGCCGGCTGTTCCCGCCGCGAAGCTGATGAGCTTTCCAAGATGGTCGAACAGCTTTGCCAAAACACGGATCTTGCTTTCGCTTCTTTCCAATACGTCCAGAAGTCCGATGCCAAACGCCAACACCTGCTTGCCGAGTCGTGCGCTGATCTGAACCGATATCCCTTCCATTACAGTACCGATTCTTCCCAACGCGTCGTTCGCTTGCTCGATGGCTGATGCGTCAATCTCCGACAAATTAAATCCGAATCGTTCCGCGAACTCAGCCGACTCCCGCAGTACATCGGCGCTTGAGGTGAATGTCGGAAGCAGTTCCATTCCTGTCCGTCCAAACAGCTGGAACGCCGCGGTTGCTCGCGCTCCAGAACCCTCGATTCTGCTGATCGCGTCAACGATTGCGAAAAACGCATCCTTGGCGCTCATATTCCCAAGCTCTCCGACGGACAGGCCGAGGTTTTCGATTGTGGCGGTCGCTCCCTTTCCTGTTGTCGCCGCCTCAGAAATTGTCCTGACCATCTTCTGCAACGCACGGTCGGTAGATTCGGCACTCACGCCCGCTTCGCCTAATGCGAACCGCAAAGTCATCAACTCACCAGTTGCGATTCCGATACTCGCAGCCGCCTTACGAGCCGCGTCGATTCGTGCGAACTGCGACACCACGCTTGCAAGTCCGTCGCGAAGAGTATTCGATATGGCGCTCGTAATTTTCATCGCTGCTGACGCGGCCAGAATCCCCGCTGTCGCCGCCCCGAACGTCGGCAATGCCGCGGCAAACGCAGTCCGTATCGCAGAAGTCTTTTCTTTGACAAGTTCGGCGACTGGGATTGACTTGTGATATTGCGCCGTAACGCCTGCCCGTGCCTTGTCGTACTGCCCAACGCTCAATGCACCGAGCTTCTTTAGTGTGTTCAGTTCTTCGACTTCACGTGCGTAGCGTTCTGTCGATGTTTCGAGCCCACGCATGATTACGTTGGCTCGTGACATTGCACCGCTCATTCCGTCGAAGCCGGCATTAAGTGCGTTCAACTCCCCGTCGCAAGCGGCGATCGTTCGTGAATATTCCGCTGTTGTAATAAGACCAATCTGCATCGACCTAGCGGCCTCGCCCATGGTCTTGGCGATAGCGTCTGACCTAGCAGTGAAATCGTTTACAGCCGACGCACCGCGGCGCATGCCTTTTTCAAAGCTTTCGGTGTTTGATCTCAGGTTAACGTCGATCGATTTAGCGATTGCCACTTAATGCTCGTCGTAATGCCAATTCCATATCTTCAGGATCTTGCTCTTTCTTGGACAGATAATCGTCAGGAGACCGTGGCCTTTGAGACTGACCCTTGTTGGCGTTGAAGAACTGTGCCAGCTGCTGAGCGATAAGCCCGTCCGTGTAGTCTTGACCAAAACGGTGAATCTCAAAATACGCAATCCACTCCGCGAGTTGGTGCGACGTCAACAACGAGAGAAGGTAGTCAGGGTGTGGGCAGCCGATGGCAAGACACAAACGAAACGCAAACGAACGCACCGGCTGCCGCCTCAGTTTCCCTCGAGTTCCTTGACATCTCGCTTGCTCATACCACTTACACGGCAAGCAGCCTCGAACAGCCTTTCAACTGCCTGCGCGTTTTTCCCAATCAACGCTTTGATTTGATCTGGCGTCCCGAATGGAGACCCGTCATCGCTCTTGAGCGTTCTCTGAAGAACGTCTGCTCGAAACGCTGCGGGGTCTGTTGACGCATCAGTTTTTGTCCATCGCTTTTCAATTTCACTGCGTTCCGTTCCAGTCATGCTGACTACGCGAATCGACGCGCTGCCCCACTCTGGAATAATCACGTCTAAACGCTGCGCGTCGTCCATCGCCAATACCTGTTCGATATTCACCGCTTAGCCTCCACGGTCTGTTAACCTGATTCTTGCTCAACTAGCCGTCGAACTTCCGACACGTAAAGATCAATCGCCTCGCCTTCCGCTTGTTCGCCGGCATTTCGCATTACCCATTGCCCGCGAATCTTTCGAGCTCGTCGAAGCTGACGAATTGTGAATTCCGCTTTCCTGTAAGTCTTTACTTTTTCCTGCCTCGTGCGTTCTTCCTTTTCAGCAAACGCACCGAATGGCGAGTAGTCCTTGTATTGCTGGAGTCGGCTTTTTTCTCCGAACGGCCTTCCAGTAGCGAGATACCCAAACTCGACAAATCCACCGTAGAACGCTTTCTTTCTGTCCGTTCCTGATTTGTTTATCTCTTTTTGAGTAACGCGAAAACCGACTCTTACTCTGCTGCGCTTCATAGCCCGCACGGTTAGCGACCTACGAAACGCACCCGAGCGAACTGGGGATGTGTTCTTCGCATTCGCGAGAACCAGCTTAGACCCAGCTCGCAGTGCCTTCGCAACCACTGGCCGAGCCTTCTTGCCAAGTGCATTGAGCATCCTGGTAAGCTCTTTGTCGCCTTTGATTACGAATACGGCTCGTGCCATATCACGTCGTGTATCCCGGCTTGCCAGATACCCGTAGCGTCACGTCCATTGTGATCAAATCGTCAAGCGGGACTTGCCGGCCGATGCTCTTGACCCACCCAGAAAATGCTGTCGCAGTCCCCGCCGAACTCCCGCGGTACATCGTGAACGTCTTCGCACTTCGCTGGCCGTGGTAATACGCCAATCGCTTGTGCGTCAGCTGCGTTGTGCTGTATGCCAGCTGGAACGTTATCTCACCAGGATCGATCAAGCCTGGCGTGTTCGTTCGGAAGTTGCTCGACGAATCGAACGTGGTCGTGTCCACGTCGTTCGCGTCAGTCCCTGGCCCGTCCATGACGCCGCGGATCCACGCAAGATTCGTTTCGCCAGTTGTCGTGGTCACGGCGAGAATCGATCCATAGCCGATGTCTTTTCCCATTGCTTAATCCCCTTTAGGTGGAGTACCACACATTGACCGAGTACGCGACGACATGAGCCCCCTCGTCCGAATCATTCGCGAACGGAGCGTAATCGTCATCCTTGTCACGAACGAAAATCCCCTTCGCTGTGACGTTTCCCATTGTCCCTTTGAACCCGTGTAGCCTCCCCTTGATCGCATCGGCAATCGCTTGAGCGCCGGCCTCATCGTCGTCCACACATTCCAGGTCCACAAACGACTCATGGATTCCCCCGACGCCATCCATCGTCAACTCTTCGTTGTCCGTTGTCACGCGATACCAGACGTACGGCTTCGACGATTGCTGGGGTGCGTCCTTGTTGTAATGACACCGCGTTCCAACCAGATCGGACACGGTCGTCGTGCCAAGCACGAGCGTTCGCAAGTCCTCTGGCATGGTGCTCATTCGATGCTTCC